ACTCGGAGAGAGATTTAAAGACCGGACTTTTGAGAATTTTACAATTACTCAGGAAAACAAAATTGCACATAAAAAAGTATTTAAATATGCACAGGTATTTAACGAGCTTAAAAAAACTGGCAGAGGAGTCTTTTTCTCTGGCCCTGTTGGAACCGGAAAAACTCACCTGGCAGCCTCAGTTCATAATTATTTAATTAACAAGCAAATTCCCGTTATATTCGGCACTTCTATAAGTTTACTCAGCAGAATAAAGCAAACATATAACAATAACCAGGAAGAGGAAAGTAAAATCATTTCTCTCTACTCAAAAGTAGATCTCCTGATTATAGATGACCTTGGTAAAGAAAAACCTTCTGCCTGGGTACTTGAAAAACTGTACGAGATAATTAATAACAGATACGAGGCTCTTCGACCTACGATTATTACCTCCAACTTCAGCATTAAAGAGCTTGAAATCAGATTTTCTCAAATAGATGAATGGATTGCAAGAGCAATTACATCAAGAATATCTGAAAATTGCTCCGGGGTTTTGCTGACCGGTGAGGACTGGAGGATGAAATGAAAATAGTCAAGATTTGCATAAAATGTTTCATGAAAAAGAATGATTGTTATTGCGGTAAAGATAGAAGATTGCACAGGTTCTGCGATGATTGCAATTCTTTCGTTAAAGACTGTGAATGTAAAAAGACGGAGGAGCCAATTAAAGATATCAAGGGGCAATTGAAATTTTAAGGAGGTAGAGATGGATAAATTATACGAAATTATTTGCCCTGTGTGCAAAAAAAAGGCCTGGATACGAAAATCTATATTTCATGATATGGGTATGCTTAGACATGGTTCTGCTGACTGCCTGGGGTGCAAAGTAAAATTGAATTTCATTTATGACCCGGAGAAAGAAAGTATGACTGCAAGAAATTATGAAGAATTTTTAAAAGAAATCCATGCGGAGAAAGTTAAAGAGGTGAAGCAATGAAAAGGCTTTTGTCGTTCGATTTATCTACTGTCGGTACCGGATGGGCCTTCTTTCGGAATGATGAACTAAAAGAAAGCGGCACGATAGAAGCAAAAGGGGATATACAAGAGAAATTAAAAGTAATGCACAGAGGCTTAAATCTTCTTTTCCAGCGCTGGATTCCCGATACAGTAGTTTCTGAGGCTCCCGCTTTTGTCCAGTATCGGAAGAGAAGTAAACAATACTTTCTCCCAGGGATAGAACCAACACCAAAATTTAACGGCAATCCAGATGTATTCATAAAACTCTGCAAGCTTCACGGGATACTGCTGTCGATTTGCATTGAAAGAGATTTGCTTTTTGAAGAAATATCAAACCTGAAGAAGAAAAAACAAAACAGAGTTTACCTTCTTCTCTGGAAGAACCAAAAAGAACAGATAATAATTATAACAGTGAACCAATAGAGGTTATCTGTGATAGACTTTTAGATTTTATCAGGAGTAAAGGCGGCGAGTGTCCCCTTTACCCAAATCCGGGCCTTAACCGCACAGCAGAAGTCTACCAGGCGCATAGCGATTTAATTAATCACTGTAAATGCGGCTCAAAAAAGATTGTAAAAGCCTTAAGAAAATTAGATAAAGACGGCAAAGTAGAAGTTTTCAGAGATACAAACAAAGCCCATAATCATCCATATTCTTATAGAATTTTAGAAACTGAGCAAAAGAAACCTGTGGTAGAAGTAAAAAAGCCGGCAGCAAAACCTTTCTTGAAATATAAAAAATACACTCCGGAAGACAGGATGAATCATGAAGAAATTCTTTATAACTATATCAAACAGCACGAACCTTGCCCGATACCTTATTTTGTCAAACCTGGATGCGCTACAGAGCTCATATTGAAAATTTTCAAAAATTTAGTCGCTTTACTTGGAACTGGGGAGAGTGTAAAAATAGCACTCTATTCTCTTGTAAATAAAAAGAGAGTAGCAAAAGAGAAGAACGGCAAACTCTGTATATATAAAGTTAATGAAAGGAAAACAATTGATTTAAAGCCGGAAGAAGTAAGTGAAATAGTAAAGAAATTACATAAAGAACCTGTCCAGGAAAATAAAGTAAAAGAGAATAATTCCAGAGCCCTCAGTGTATTCAGAGAGAAAATAAATAAAACCGATAAAATCGCTCAGTCTTTTCAGACAGAAGAAGAAGAGGACGAAGAAGAGGAGATAGAAAGGGAGAGTGAGGATGATATGGTAAGAGCTGGTAATGTGATAGAGGTGCCCAGTCCAGAAAGAAGCCCTAGGAGAGAGATAAAATTAAAGTGCTTAAAATGCGGCGGACAATTATTCAAAAAGAATACCGCAGAAGAGAACTATATGGACATAGAAGCGAGGTTTCTTGACCTGCCGAAAGAGACTCGATACCAGTGCCTGAGTTGTGGCAGAACTTTCAAGGAAAAAGAGGTAGAAAAGGAGGCAATAGCGGCATAATGAGTGTAAATATAGAATTAATAGATGTATATATAATTGCAGAAATAATTAAAGAAAATATAACATTGAAAGAGAGAGTAAAAGATCTGGAAGAGAAATTGAAGAAGGAGGAAAAGGAAGATCCTGTTTATCTTTAGGATTAAAAAAAATATGACAAACGAAGAAAAGTTAAGGGGATTACCGAAACTAATTGAAGGGTCTTTAGGTATGGCATTTGTCAATGCTTGTGAGCTCGCAAAAAGTATTACGACTATAAAAAAATTAATGACACTACAAAAGGAGTTAAGGGGTGAACCTGTTGATGAAACTCAGGAAGAAATAGAAGAACATCTTCAGCATTGTATAGTAATCCTTGAGAGGGAGATGAAATCGTGAAGCAATGTTCATGGTGCAAAGCCATTTTTAATATCCATACCCAAGTATGGGAAATCCAGGGAGCTGTGATGCTGCAGGATGCAAGCGGAAGCATTTGCCCTGAGTGCGAGAAGAAAATTAAGGAAGAATTTTGGAAGAATAAAACAGAAAAGAGGTAAAGCGGCGTGACGGATATAAAAAAATTACTTAAAGAATATAGGAAAAATTGTAGCCGTTTAGAGATTTTAAAACTGGAAAGAATAAGACTGATTAAGCAATTAAAGCAAATACCTGATGAGGTGAAATATTGTAATAATACCAGTCTTTTAAAATGGGAACCTCCTAATTATAAAATTTCCAGATTGACTGAGGAAGCAGGGATAAAATCTTCTGAAAACCATCAGAAAGCACAGAAAAAACTGGAGATTATTGAGCCAGAGATAGAAGAATTAGAGATAAAGGTAAAAACTACAGAAGCTTTACTTAATTCTCTTTCAGATATAGAAAAAGACATAATTCAGAAACTTTTTGTTTTCGAGTGGAGATGGTGCGCGGTATTAAATACTCTGCATCTGTCTGATAGAACATTACAAACCATCAAAAAAACTGCTCTTGAGAAAATAGAAAGTCTATTGAAGCTTTGAAAAATAAAATTGCAGTGTTTTTGCAGTGTTTTTGCAGTGTTTTTGCATTTACAAGGCTTTTAAAGCGTGATAATATTAAGCTGTAAAGATTTAAAGAAGGCCCGGAAGGGCTTTTTTAATTTATAGAATTATTTTGAGTAGGTGGTGATGTGGGTGAGGTAAAAAAAAAGTTAACTCCATTGCAAGAAAGATTTTGTCAGGAATACATAAAAGATTTCGATGGAACAAGAGCAGTAAAAGACTCAGGGTACACAACAAAATATCCAGGAGATTATGCTTGTCAACTACTCAGAAAAACTCAGATAATAGAAGAATTAAAAAAACTATCAGAAAAAGATAGGAAAAAACGTGAAGGTAAGAAACAAAGATATATAGATGAGCTTGAAAAGCTTGCCCTTTCCGATATAACAAAATACGAGATTGATTATGTGGATACAGAATATCTTGAAGAAAATAGAATAAAGGCAAAAGTAAAAGTCACAACAGAAGAAGAGGTAGATACGTTAATCTGCTCTACTGCAGCTATACAAGAAATCTCCCAGGGGAAATATGGTATCAAAATAAAAACACATGACAAAATAACACCATTGTTAAAGTTAATAGAGCGGGAAGATAAACTTGAAGCAATAGAAAAAGAGAAAAAAGACAGTGAAGATAAACCCGGTAGTGGCTTTATAGAAGCGTTGCAATCAAGGGTGACAGACACCTGGGCAGACTGGAGAAAAGAAGATGAAGATCCAGTTCCCGCCGTTTAAATGGGGGGCTATCTCCCGGAAACAGGAAAAAATATTTAGTTGGTGGATGCCCGGCTCTCCTGCTGAAGATTGCGACGCAATTATAGCAGATGGGGCAATAAGGGGCGGAAAAACCCTTCCAATGTCTCTGTCATTTCCAGCATGGGCCATGGAAAAGTTTGAAAATCAGAACTTCATCATGGGCGGAAAAACAATCGGAAGCTTCCGGAGGAATGTTCTTAATCTTCAAAAAAGACTTCTTGAGGGCGAAGGCTACCATGTAGAAGAAAAGAGATCTGAAAAACTTCTTATAGTGGCAAGAGGTGGGAGGGTCAATAATTTTTACATTTTCGGCGGCAAGGATGAGGCGAGTCAGGACTTAGTCCAGGGACTGACTGCCGCAGGAGCTCTTCTTGATGAAGTCGCGTTAATGCCGGAGAGCTTTGTTGACCAGGTTGTCGCCAGGTGTTCAGTAGAAAATTCAAAGTTATGGTTCAACTGTAATCCGGAGGGACCTTTTCACTATTTCAAAAAGAAATGGATAGACCAGGCCAGGGCAAAAAATGCAGTGCACCTGCATTTTACCATGGATGACAACCTAACCCTTTCCGACAGAATTAAAGAACGATATCGGAAAATGTTTTCTGGTGTCGCCTACAGACGGTTTATCGAAGGTCTCTGGGTGCTTGCCCAGGGCATTATATACGATATGTTCGATGAGAGTAAACATATCGTAAAAGTACTTCCAGCTGGGTTGGTCACTTATTACGCCGTAATAGATTACGGGACAGTTGCCCCTTGTATTTTTCTCCTTTTTGCTTTTATAGCCGGGAAATTATATCTGATAGATGAATATTGCTGGGACTCACAGTTAACCGGTCGGCAGAAAACAAATCCGGAGTACAGTGAAGATTTTCGGAGATTTATTAAAGATAGAGAGCCGTCAGAAATCTTTATAGACCCTTCCGCCAGCAGTTTTATTTTACAGCTTCGCAAAGATGGAGTTTCCGGCGTGCGCAAGGCAAACAATACGGTTCTAGATGGAATAAGAACTGTCGCTTCTGCTTTAAATCAAAATTTTTTAAATTTCCTACATGGCATGTGTCCGAGAACATTTATGGAATTCGGCTCTTACGTCTGGGATGAGAAAGCCCAGGAGCAGGGCGAGGACAAACCTATCAAAAAAAATGACCATTGCATGGATGGAATTCGATATCTAATCTATACAAAATACAGACATATTATAAATAATTTAAGGGTTACGTAAATGTTAACAAATTTAAATTTTCTTGATAAGGGTAAGAAATGGCCTCCGGAAGATAGAGACGAAAGAGAACGTCTTGAACGTTACGAAAACAATAAACAGATATTTGAAAGTAAGCATTATGACGTTTATAGGGAACAATTTGCCAGAATTCAAAGAGTTATTGGCAATCTTGAAGATATAATCTCTTACGAGACTATTCTTAATTATCAAAAGAAAGTCTCTATTAAAACCGCTGATTTTCTCTTTGGTGAGGTTCCGCAAATTCGATGCGGGGATGAGAATAGCCCTCAGCAGAAAACTGTAAGTCAAATTATTGAAACTTCAGATCTATTTAATAAATCTTATGAGGTAGGGTTGGACGTTTCCATGCTCGGCACCGGAGTTTATTATGTTTATAAAGACAAAGAAAATCAAGGTATGGTTGACGTTATTCAGCCGGCTATCTGGTTCCCAGTGGTCTCTGAAGATAATCTTAAGAAAACCCTTTATCATGTTCTCGCCTGGACTATTAATAATGAATACCTTAAAGCTCAAATTCACTCAAAAGGTAGCTATGAAGAGAGGTTTTACTCTATCGAAAGTGGCAAGAGTGGTATTACAATTGCCAATCTTTTGAGCAGTCAGATTATAGAGACCGGCTTAAATGATTTTGCAGTAATCCCAGTTCATAATATATTAACCAGTTACAGGGTTTACGGAATGGATGACTATGATGAAATTGATACAATTATTAGTAATCTTTGTGTCCGGTGCTCTCAGGTGGATAAAATACTCGATGAACACGCAGATCCTAAAATGACAGGCCCGATTTCTGCCGTTGTGGTAGACCCGCAAACGAAAGAAGCAAGGCTTCCTCGTGGCAGGTATTTCGCTACTTATGAACCTAATGACCCGGAAATAAAATATCTGACCTGGGAAGGGCAACTTGAAGCAAATTTCAAGCACATGGAAGTTTTAGTAAATCATTTATATGTCATTTCTGAAATGGGCGCCGTCATTTTTGGGGATATTAAAGATAAAACAGGTCAAGCCGTAAGTGGAACGGCATTAAGGATAAGAATGTTATCCGTGCTGGCAAAAGTAAATCGAATTAAAATGCACTTCGATCCAGGCATGAAAAAAGCCATTAAACTTTGTTCGCAGCTCGGTGGAAAAAATATAGTTAATTTGACAGAGGAAAGAATAGACATCACCTGGCAGGATGGTCTCCCTTCCGATCCAGTTGAAGAAGCAAATCTTATGAATACGCGTACGGCCGGCAAGGCAACCATAAGCCAGCGAACTGCAGTGAAGACCATGGGTAATCTCTCAGAAGAAGCTACAGAGGCAGAGATGGCGCTTATTGAAGAAGAGGAAAGTATGAGCAATCCTCTTTCCTATCCAGACTTAACAGGCGGTAACTATGGCGAAGAAACAGAAAAAGATAACGGACAAAAGAATACTCAAACTGATACAGCTCTATCAGCAGGCAAGAAAAGACCTGCTTGATATTATTCTGAAGTCAGAAATCAAGGGGACTCCGGCCAGTTACGAAAGAGCTTTACTCTCTCAGGTAGAAGAAGAATTGAAGGGTTTAAATGGCTCCTGTAAAAAGTGGTGTCAGGAAACCTTGCCAGGGTTTTATCAGGAGGGCACTGCCTCTATAGACGATTTTTTAAAAAATCATAATCTCCCGATTTCCGGAAGTTTCGCAAAACTTCACAAGAGAGCTATAGATATAATAATAGATAACACAGTCACTGACTTGGTACAGGCAAACAAATTCGTCGGAAGAAAAATCAGGGATGAATTACGAGATGTTTCTTTAGAGGTAATCGGCCAGAAGTTAGCCACAGGCAGGACCGTTCATCAAACAAAAAATATGCTGATTGACAGGATAACTACCCAGGGAATTGCTTTTATAAAGAACGGCAAGGGCCAGGTCAGCCTAAATAACAAAACTTACCAACTGGACAGATACGCGGAGATGGTTGCTCGGAGCACGACACGAGAAGCGACGAACCGCGGGACTTTAAATCAACTGACGAATAGAGGTTACGATCTGGTTAAGATATCGGATCATAATTCTCCCTGCCCGCAGTGTTCAATGTATGAGGGCCGGGTTTACTCAATCTCCGGAGAGGATAAAAGATTTCCTCCTCTGGATGTGGCTTATGACGGAGAATTTTTAAATATCCACCCAAACTGTATCCACGTAATAACGCCGTTTATCGAAGATTTTGCAAAAGATATTGACGCAGAAATAAAAAACTCGAACAGGGCCTTTGAGGTGGATGACTCAAAGGTAAAAGACTATTACGAGCAGCAAAAAGAAAAACGGGAGCTCTATAGAGACCAGAGGCAATATGAAAGATATAAAGCGGTTCTCGGTGAGGATGCGCCTAAGTCTTTCTCAGGGTTCCGTAGAATGAAGAGCACAGACTCTGAGAACTGGCAGGAATTACAATTAAATTACAGGGAGACAAGGAAAGAATTGTCTCAAATTTAGCCACTCATGGCGTTAAAATGAGTAAAAATTGGAGGTATTAAAATGTCATATTTTGAAGAAATCATAGGTAAAGAACATGATGCGAAAATTGAAGCACATCTAAAGGAGAAGGGTCTGTCTTTAGTGGTAGATAATCCCAAGGAGCCTATTTACGTCCCAAGGGAACGCCTCAATGAAGTCATAGCGCAAAAAAACAGTCTGAAAACTCAAGTCGGAGAGTATTCCGGTCAGATTGAAGAAATGAAAAAAGCGGCAAAAGGGAACGATAAAATACAGGAAAAAATAGAGGAATTACAGGCAAAGAATTCAGAGTGGGAAAAGAAATACCATGAGTCAATCAAGAAAAATGCAGTTGAATTTCATGCCTTGAAAGAAAAAGCTAAAGACCCTGCAGACTTATTAAAGTACATCGAACTGGATAAACTCCAAATATCCGACGATGGAACAGTTAAGGGGCTCGAAGAGCAAGTAAAGAGTCTTAAAGAAAAAAAATCTTATCTATTCGGGGATTTAGAACCTTCAATTCCTTCTTCAAACGGAGCAAATCCCCCGAACCTTCCAAACCATGGCGATAAGCTTACTAAGCTCCAGGAAGAGTTTAAAAAGGCAGAGGAAAGTAGAAACGTGCCATTGCAAATGGCGATACAATCAGAAATTATGAAATTAAGTAATAAAGGAGGATAATAGAAGATGGATAAACCCTTAGGTTTCAATCTTGACTTACAACTTTTCGCGAACGTAACAGGTTCCGGCACTATCGGAACAGTCTGGAACTTACCAAACTACAGCGGAATGCTTTTTACTTCCGATGTAGTGGAGTTTCCACTTACAAATCTAATTGGAGGCGTCCAGGGAGCCGCTCAAACTAATAACTTTGAATTCCCGATAGGTCAAAGTTATTCCCACGAAGCAGCTTCTCAACCGGCAATATCGGAAACTGCCTCTCTAGCTGCTCCTGATGCAATTGAGTACACCAGAGACCAGGAGTCAAATGTTACTCAAATTTTTCAGGAAAAAGTAAGCATTTCCTATGTGAAGATGTCGAACCCGGGGAGATTAGAGGGACTAAACTCTGCCGGCCAGGTTGCAAATCCGATATCTGATGCAGATTTTCAAAAAGCAATGGCTTTCGAGAAAATTGCAAGAGACCTCGAATATACTGAAATTAATGGCGTATATCAAAAATCAATCAATTCGGGAGTAGCTAATAAGACAAGAGGTTTACTGGCAGCAGCTACAACTGCAACTAATGCAGCGTCTGCATATCTCACAAAAGAGATGGTGGACACTCATTTACGTGCAATGTTTGCAGCTGGATCGAAATTCAAGAGACCTGTTTTCCTGGGTGGAGCTTTCCAGGTGGAAAAACTGAATGATATTTACGGGAATGTTCCGGCAGACTGGAATATCGGCGGAGTGAGACTGTCAGTTATAAGAACAATATACGGGGACATGGGGGTTCTCGCGCCGCATAGATTTATGCCTACCACTCAATTACTACTTGCCGATTTAGCTGTTGTTCAGCTTGTGTTTCAACCAACTCCCCCAAAGGGAAATTTATTTTACGAAGTTCTCTCGAAAACAGGGGCTGCAGAGTCCGGGCAGATATTTGGCCAGATTGGACTTAACCATGGTCCCGGTTTCGCCCATGGAAGAATATACGGACTGCTTGATGCTTAATTAAATTAATATCAAAGGAACAAATGAAGAAGGAGATCTATTTCTCCTTCTTCTACTTTGAAAGGAGAAACAAAATATGTCAGAAATTGATTTCAATGTAATAAAAAATCCAATAATGAGGAGAAAATTTCAGGAAATATTTAATACTGCCCTGGGTCATGACCATGATGGTTCGAATAGTAAAGCCGTTTCTGTCGGTACAGTCAGCGATGGTCAGGTAACAGACATAAAGTTAGCTGCAGCCGTTAAAGTGGGAGATGTGGCTAATTTAACTACAACTTCAAAAACAAATATTACAGGTGCTATTAACGAATTGGATGCGGATGTAGGAGCCCTTTCCGGTCTTTCTACCACAGTCAAAACCTCTATAGTAGCAGCAATCAATGAAATTGACGCGCATGCAGATGCAGCCGCCGCAAGTGTGGCAGGTCTTGCCAGTCTCACCGGCAGCGAAACTCTCACCAATAAAACCCTTACCAGTCCAAAACTTTCAGATGGTGACGACGGATTAACCCTTACATCCGCAGACCAGACCCATGGAAGCGCAACTGCAACTTTTCCAGATCTGGGAGATGCGGCTGATGAGGTCGTAATGAAAGATGTCAGTCAGACACTTACTGGAAAAACTTTAACTTCTCCTGTGCTGACAACTCCCAAAATTGCCGATGGAGATGCGGGACTTACAGTAACCTCAGCAGACCAGACTCATGGCTCTGCTACTGCTACAGTACCAGATATCGGAGATGCAGCAGATGAATTTGTAATGAAAGATACTGCCCAGGTGCTTTCAGAGAAAACCCTTACTACTCCAAAAATCGTGACAACAGGAGCTATATGCGATGCGGGTGGAGATGAATACCTTAAATTTGTAGAAGCCGCAACTCCCATTACCTATGTCCAAATAACTTCCGGGGATACTACAGTCGATCCGAAAGTCCAGGGAGCAGGAGAAGTAAACATAGGTTTGCATCTTCTCGGAAGCGGGACAGGTAATGTAAGAATAAGTGACGGAACAGACCCGTTGAAAGATATGTCTTTTGAGCTTTCAGGGGCAACTTCCGATAAAACCATGACCATAATCTCTTCTCAGACAGATGATAGAAGTTTGACTCTGCCTGATGCAAGCGATACACTTGTCGGGAAAGCTACCACTGATGAACTGACAAATAAGACTTTAACTACTCCCGTGATAGCAAGTTTTTATCAGGACGCCGAGAAAACCAAATTAATGACAGTTCCTAATGTGGCAAGTGATACACTGGTTGGAGTAGCAGCCGCTCAGACACTCACAAACAAAACCCTGACAAGTCCTATCTTAACCACACTAAAAATTGACGATGGGCACGAACATTTGACAATCACATCCGCAAATCAGACTGACTCAGGCGCAACAATTACAATTCCCAACATCGGAGACAGTGCAGACGAATTTGTGATTAAAGATGTGGCGCAGACTCTTACAAATAAAACTTTAACCGCACCAGTAGTCACCTCTCCTGATTTGACTTTTGCAGCTTCCTCCCATGATTATGAGGCCGGTCACGTTGACTGGACTTTATCAGCAGCAGAGGCGAAAACCTTATTTTTGACTCCAACAAATGCCGATGCCGGTGCAAATATCCTTGCTCCTGCCACAACGAATAAAGTTTTCTGTGTGGTGAATGGCTCAGGTCAGATAATCACAATCCTTGTATCAGGTCAAACAGGCGTGGCGATTGCAAATGCTAAGGCAGCATTCGTAAGATGCAATGGTACGGATTACGCGAGGTTAAC